GGCAAGTGGTGTGAACTTAATAACTTTCCTTATCATTGTATTTATTCAACACAACAAACATTCCCAAAAGAATGGCTCAAAGAAATTAAGGAAAAACAAAATGGCAAGACAAGAAACTAAATATATAGTTATTCATTGTTCTCAAACGAGACCATCACAAAAGTGGGGTGCGAAAGAGATTGATAGAGTACATAGAGAATTTGGTTGGACTAAAATTGGTTATGGTAAAGTTATTAAAAGAGATGGAACTGTTGAACAAGGTAGAGAAGATGATGCAGTACAGGCTCATGTTAAGGGCTACAATCACACAGCTTATGGACTTTGTTTAATAGGTGGTGCATTAGAAGAAGATTGGAAAAAACCTGACAATAACTTCACAGCAGAGCAGTATGAAAGTTTATATAAAACTTTAAATGAATTGGTCGCTAAATATCCTGATGCAAGAATAGTAGGACACTACGAGTTAGACGAAAGTAAAACTTGTCCTAATATGAATGTAAGAGAATATTTACTTAACGAAGATATTAAAAATTATAAGTTTCAAGATGGTTTAACTGATGACGCTGATTTAGCGGAGTTAGAAGATGAACCAACAGAATAAGTTTCTCCATCATAGTCCTTGTGAGAACTGTGGTAGCCAAGACAATTTAGGGGTCTATGAAGACCATACCTATTGTTTTGGTTGCCGACAGTACAACACACTAAATGGTGAATTACCTGAATATAAAAAACCAAAAAAAGAATTTAAGAATATGATTGATGGAATAGTAGAAGCATTACCAAGTAGAAAAATAGATAGTGATACTTGTAAGAAGTTTAATTATCAAACTGGTGAATACAATGGACAACCTGTTCATATAGCTAATTACTATGACAAAGATTATAATATCGTTGCACAGAAATTAAGATTTCAAGATAAAAAATTTACATGGCTTGGTGATACAGACAAGATAACTTTGTTTGGTCAAAACATTTGGAGAGATGGTGGAGACAAATCAAAGCTAATAATTACTGAGGGTGAATTAGATGCACTTAGTGTAAGTAAAGTACAGGGTAATAAATATCCTGTAGTCTCAGTACCATCAGGTGCTACTTCAGCAAAAAAATATATTAAAAAAGAATTAAGTTGGATTTCAAAATTTAGCAGTATTATTTTGATGTACGATGAAGATGAAGCAGGGAAACAAGCTGTTATCGAATGTGCAAGTATTCTTCCAGTTAAAAAAGTTAAGATAGCAACACTACCTGCAAAAGACCCAAGTGAATTATTACAATCAGGTAGAGGTGAACAAATAGTTCAAGCTATGTGGGAAGCAAAAGCCTACACACCACAGGGTATTATTGAAGGGTCTGAAACTAAAGACCTATTACTTAAAGACGATTTTGTTGAGACTGTTCCATACCAATGGAATGGATTTAATAATAAACTAGGCGGTATAAGGCAAGGTGAACTTGTCTTATTAACCGCAGGTACAGGAATTGGTAAGTCACAAGTTTGTAGAGAAATTACACATCACTTAATTAGTAAGAAACAAAAGGTAGGATACATCGCTTTAGAAGAAAGCGTTAAACGAAGTGTCAGAGGAATTGTTTCTGTAGGATTAAATAAATTAATGCACTTACCTGAAGTAAGGCAAAATATTTCAGACGAAAAAATTTTAGAGGAATGGAATAAAGTAAAAGATTATATTTGCTTTTACGACCACTTTGGAAGTTCTGATACCGAAGACTTAATGAACAGAATTAGATATATGGTTCAGTCATTAGATTGTAAGACAATTATATTAGACCATATTTCAATTGTAGTTTCAGGAATAGGTGAGGGTGATGAAAGAAGATTAATAGATAACACAATGACACAACTAAGAAAATTAGTTGAAGAATTAGGTTGTGCATTATTTCTTGTTTCACATTTAAAAAGACCAGAGGGTAAAGGACACGAGGAGGGTTCACAAGTATCCTTGTCACAACTTAGAGGAAGTTCAAGTCTTGCTAGTCTAGCAGACTCGGTGATTGCCTTTGAGAGAAACCAACAAGATGAAATTCAAAACAATGTTATGAAAGTTAGAGTGCTGAAGAATAGGTACTCAGGTGATACAGGGATTGCTTGTAATTTAATTTACAACAAAGAGACAGGAAGATTAACAGAGGGAACTTTTGATGAATGATAAACTTCTTACGAAGTTCATTCTTTCATTTCTAATTGAAAAAGAAGACTACCTCTCTTTAACACAAGAACAACAAACAATAGTTTTCGAAACTTGTAAAACTATTATGACTGCAATTTATAACGCAATAAAATATGAAAATGTTTTTCCAGTTATAATGTGTGGTGATGTTGAAGCATTTAAAGTAATTCAAAAATCTATTGCTTCAGTATCAGAATACCTACCAAGCGTAGAGAAAATCAAAATACATTTAATACATTAATATTATGAACATCGTACTAGACTTAGAAACCAATGGGTTTCTAGATAAAGATAACTTAGTCATTCATTGTATAGTTTGTAAGGATATAGAGACACACGAAGTCTACAGATATAATCCTAATAACTTAACTGATTGCCTAGACCTATTAAAGAAAGCTAAAGCAATTATTGGACATAATGTTTTAGGTTTTGATATTCCAGTAATTAAGAAAGTCTTAGGATTTACTTATAAAGAAAAGGTATTCGATACCTTGTTAATGAGTAGGTTAATATGGACTAACCTTTTAGACCACGATTATAAATACAAAGAATTACCTGCAAAATTATATGGAAGACATTCCTTAGAATCTTGGGGTTATAGATTGGGTTTAAGAAAAGGTGATTATCAAGAACACTCAGACTTTACTGAATTTAATCAAGATATGTTTGAGTATTGTGAAAGAGATGTAGAAGTCACACATCTTCTTTATGATAAAATAATCAAAGAAAACTATTCTAATAATGCAATAGAACTAGAGCATAAGTTTGCACATTGGATAATTAAACAAGAACAGCATGGTGTGTACTTTGATGAGACGACTGCTCAGTCGCTACATACTATCCTAACCAAGCGGAAACTAGAGTTGGAAGACAAACTTGCTCTAGCTTTTCCTGCTTGGGAAAAGTTTTGTGGAGAGAAAGTTTACAAAAGAGACAATAGAAAAAAAGGTATTAAAGCAGGTGTACCTGTACCTATTTATAAAACTGAATTATTTAATCCAAGTTCAAGACAACATATAGCAGATAGATTAATTAAAGTTTTAAATTGGAAGCCAAAGACTTTCACACCTACTGGTGTTCCAGAGGTAAACGAAAAAATTCTTAATTCACTTCCTTATCCTGAAGCTAAACTTATTTCACAGTACTTGATGGTACAGAAAAGATTAGGTCAGTTAAGCGATGGTCAACAAGCATATTTAAAATTAAACAACAAAGGAAAAATTTATGGAAAGGTTATTACAAATGGTGCGGTCACAGGCAGATGTACTCATCACTCACCAAATCTGGCACAATGTGTTTCGAGTAGTTCGGAGTATGGTAAAGAATTTCGTTCCTTATTTTATTCTCCTACCGATATGGTTATGTGCGGTATCGATTTTTCTGGTTTGGAGTTGCGTTGTTTGGGGCATTACCTGCATAATTATGACAATGGGAATTTTTCGAAGACACTTCTTGAAGATGATATTCATACCGCCAATCAAAAGGCTACAGGACTTGCCACACGTTCTCAGGCTAAAGTTTTTATTTATGCTTACCTTTATTCTTGTGGAAATCAAAAGCTCGGCGAAATACTTGGTGTCACTCAGCAAGAAGCCAAAAGAGTAAGAGAAAGATTTAATAAAAGTATTCCTGCAATACCTATGTTGAATGAAGCGGTAAAACAAAAATTCAGAAACACAGGTTATCTAAATGGAATAGATGGAAGAAGATTAATTTGTAGAGCAGAGTTTAGTTCCTTAAATACTTTGCTTCAATCTTGTGGGGCATTATTAGTAAAACAAGGAACAATCATTCTTAATGAAGAACTACACAAAGCAGGTTTTAAATGGGGTGAAGATTATGCAATGGTTTTACATATCCATGATGAAATGCAGTTTATAGTTAAGAAAGAAAAACTAGAGCAATTCAAAACAATTGCAAAATCAATATTTAAGAAAACACAGGACTTCTTTAATTTTAGAACACAGTTAGATGGTGAAATTAAAGTTGGCGTAAATTGGTCTGACACTCACTAAAGCGAAACCTGACTTCGACAAAGATTTAAAATTTGGCGAGAAATACGAAAACGAATTTCAAGAAGCAGTAGAGGGTAAAGT